ATTTCGCCAAAAGAAACGATGAATTTGTGCCAAAAATTATATCAAAATGGATATATTACCTATATGAGAACAGAAAGTCAAAAATATTCCAATGATTTTTTAAAAAAAGCGGAAACATTCATTTTACAACAATGGAAATCTAAAGATTATATGGGTAATATAGATGTTCTCGAAAATAAAGATGTTAATAATCCACACGAAGCAATTCGTGTAACACATTTAGAAACAACGACGATTTCATGTGATGAGAATGAAAGCAGTAAAATGGTTTCATTATATCGAATTATTTGGTGTAATTCGATTGAAAGTTGTATGTCGGAAGCTAGATATAATCAGATTCATGTAAAAATAAGCGCACCAATGGAAAAAAAATATTGTCATACGATTGAAATACCTCTTTTTTTAGGATGGAAAGAAAAGGAAAAAACGATTACAGAAGAACAAAAAGATCCAAGTTCTCTTTTATTCTATTTTCAAAGTATTGAAAAAAGTGGAAAACCGATTCCATATAATTCCATTGAAAGTTTGGTCACTATAAAACATCGACATCAACATTATACAGAGTCTAGTTTAATCAGTAAATTAGAAGATTTAGGAATCGGTCGTCCATCTACATTTGCTATGATTGTAGATACAATACAGGAAAGAGGATATGTGAAAAAAAAAGAAGTGGAAGGCGAGAAAAAGGTTTGTAAAGAATTCAAATTATATTGGGATTTGAATGATTCGAAGAAACAGGTTCTCGAACAAATGGAAAAAGAAAAGGTTTTTGGAAATGAAAAAAATAAATTAATTTTACAACCAATGGGTGAATTAACGATTGAATTTTTAATCCAACATTTTCAAGAATTGTTTTCGTATGATTACACAAAAAAGATGGAATTAGAATTAGATGATATATCTAGCGGTATAAATCAAGATTGGTCAAGTATATGTAAAGAATGTTATGATGAAATAAAAGAATTATCCAAACCAGTTGCCAAAATAGAAAAACAAGTTTATCCTATAGATGAAGAACATGTATTTGTTTTTGAAAAATATGGACCTGTAGTAAGAAAAATAAATGAAGATGGTGTTTTTGAATATAAACCTATAAAAAAGGATGTCCATCTAGATTTAGAAAAATTAAAACAGGGCGGATATACAGTAGAAGAATTATGTGAAATAAAAGAGAATTGTTTAGGTAAATATGAAAATGAAAATTTGTTTTTAAAAAATGGGAGATTTGGTCCCTATGTTCAATGGGGTGAAAAAACGGAGAGTATCAAAAAATTGGAAAAACCTTTTCATTCCATTACCATCGATGACATTGTCGATTTTTTAGGATCATCTAAAAAAGAAGCGCCGTCATTAGATAAGAATTTGTTACGAAGATTTACACCCGAATTAAGTATTCGAAAAGGCAAATTTGGACCTTATGCTTTTTATCAAACCAAAAGCATGAAAAAACCGGCTTTTTATAATATTCAAAAATTTCCAGAAGGATTTGGTTTATGTGATCCACATGTTTTCATCGAATGGTTAGAAAATACCTATCATATTTGTATTGAACGAACAAAGAAAGAACATTGAACATTTCTTGTAAAAATCTTCGGATACTATATATGTCAAATAATTATATTTTTATTTTCCAAATTTTCACTTTTTTTTCGTTTTTTATTATTTGTTTTTCTTTTTTATTTTCACCACAAACCGAATGTTTAAGTTTTCTTTTTCTTTCTTTTTTTCTTTTCTTTTTTTTCTTGTTTGTTTTACAACATATTTCATCCTACTTGAATGAAACAATTTATTATTTTTTATCCACAATGACATGGTTTACTGTATTTGTAAGTAGTGTATTCAATATTGTATCTGTATTATTAGTATTGTTTGCATTTTATCATTTATATAGGGAATACAATGTAAAATATGGAAAACCGGTTGAAATACCAAGACAAAAAAGAAAAATATTGAAACATATAAAACAAAAATTAGTTATCAATAGTTTACTTGTTCTTTTATTTACTACCGTTTTAGTATTGAATCCAATCAAAATACCAATTTATCCGATGATAAGCAGTTTCATGGAAAATAAAAACATGAAAACATTTGCACCATTATTGATTTTCTTTTTATGGAAATCTCTTGATGTCTTTGTGTTGTTGTCTAGTGTTTATGAAGTTTACTTGGCGAATGAATTTTATCAATTACATAAACTAACTGTTATATCGCCCCAATAGAGTAAACTCACCTCCATAGAGTAAACTCACCTCCATAGAGTAAACTCACCTCCATAGAGTAAACTCACTACATAGAGTAAACTCACCTCCACCATACATGTACAAAATTGTGAAAAATCAATTGAAAAATGCGTATAAAAAGAATTATACTAATGTAATATATTATTATATTACATTATGAAATTTTATGAAACCCATTATGAAGATTATATAAATTCTGTTGAAAAATTTAATTTACATCCAGAATTGGGAAAAATTTATAATAAATTTTCGAACAATATTTTTGAATTAAATAATCTTTTATTTTATGGACCGACTGGTGCGGGTAAATATTCACAAGTCCTTTATTTATTAAAAAATTATAGTCCAAGTAAACTAAAATACGATAAAAAAATAACAGCAATCACAGATAAACAACAGTATATATATAAAATAAGTGATATACATTATGAAGTGGACATGTCATTATTAGGTTGCAATTCAAAGATTTTATGGCATGAAATCTTTTTTCAAATTGTCGATATTATTTCAGTAAAACAAAATAAAATAGGCATCATTCTATGTAAAAATTTCCATTTCATTCATGGAGAATTACTTGAAATATTTTATAGTTATATGCAACAGTATAATCATTCTCAATCTAATATCAAAATCAAATTTTTCATTCTTACAGAACATGTTAGTTTTATACCTACAACGATTTTGAATTCTTGTCAAATGATTCGAATTGATCGACCAACGAAAGAAAAATATAGTCAATTGGCCTTTTTTTCAAATTTTTCATTAAAAACAACAGATGAATCATCATGTTCGATGAATCTTGAAAAGATAAATTATGTATTGAACAATATTGATATGGAAGGTATTTTAAATATCAAAGAAGTTCGTTCCTTTTCGTTATTAAATAAATTAGAAGATATTCCGAAAGATATTTTTAATACCATATGTGATAATATTATTTTAAGTATTCAACAAAAAAATAAATTATCGTTTACTGAATTTCGTGACACATTATATGATATTTTAGTCTATAATTTGGATGTTTCTGAATGTTTATGGTATATTTTGAAATATTTTATTCAAAATAATTCATTAAAACCAAAAGACATTTCTTATATATTAAATAAAACATATAAATTTTTAAAGTATTATAATAATAACTATCGTCCAATTTATCATTTAGAATCGATTTTCTTTTGTATCATTAATAAAATACATAATTACGATGAATTACCAAACAGCGTGTAAAAATCTAGACATATTGGGAGACGAACCAATTACAATTTGCATATTAAAAAAACAGTATCGTTTAAAAGCATTAATGTATCATCCAGATAAAAATAAATCAGAAAATGCATCGCAAAAATTCCAAGAAATACACGATTCTTATGAATATTTATTAAATTATTTGAAATTTGTGGATGAAGATGAGCCGTCTTGTTCAGATAATGACGATTCCGAATCGGAAAAAAGTGGATATCAATGGGTATTGTATCAATTTTTGAAAAATATTATTCAAGATACGCAACAAACTGGTATTTTATATAAAATTATAAAAAATATTTCAAATGTTTGTGAAGATAAAGCATTCCATATTTTAGAAAAAATAGACAAACAATTATTGATGAAAATTTGTGAAATTATTCAAAAATATCGTCAAATCTTTCATTTTAGTATTGATTTTTTTGATAAAGTCAATGAATTACTTGCAAATAAAATGAAAAATGATGAGTGTATTTTGTTGAATCCCATGATGGATGATATATTTGAAAATAATTTATATAAATTAAAAGTGAATGGATTTTTATATATTGTTCCATTATGGCATCATGAATTAGTATATGATAATTCTGGAAATGATGTCATTGTAAAAATGAATCCGATTTTACCAGAAAATGTATCCATCGATGAGAAAAATGATATTCATATAAAATTAACTTATCGAATTGAAGAACTTTGGGATAAACATAAGATTGAATTTATGATTGGAAAAAAGGTTTTTTCATTTTCTCCACAACAAATGAAATTGATGCGAAAACAAGTGTTTGTTTTGTATAAACAAGGGATATCGAAAATAAATACGAAAAATATTTATGATATATCACAAAAAAGTGATATTATTGTTCAGTTGGAAATTATTGTCGAATGATAGTATATGATGTCCATTATCGAATATAATATTATAGATCATAGTTATATATTTTTATTTATCAATAATCATCAATATGAAATGGTAGAAAAGAAATTAATCGAAAATCCCTGTATTATTGATGAGAGAGACGCTATTGAAAATACGCCATTGATGCATGCTTGTCAATCCTCAAATGTAAATATTGTAAAATTATTATTAAAATATGGTTCAAATGTGAATGCAAAAAATAGATTGGGAAGCACGGCTTTGCATTTTGCGTGTATTAATTCAAATATTGAAATTATTGATTTGTTATTCAATTGTGGAGCTTGTTATCATATAAAAACTGTTTCTGGAAAAATACCGATGGATTATGCGATTTTTTGGAATAATTATGAGGTGATTGAATATTTGACAAAATATAAAGAGAAAATGAAATTGATTTCTATCATAAATATTCTTATTTTATCCAATAAAAAAAGAGGACATATGTTGATTCATATATTTCTTTCTTTACCGTGGCAAATTGAACAATTTGTGTATGGTGTTATTTCAGATAATGAAATTGCAAAAATCGTGAAATATCGTGATTTATCCACGACGGTCTCCATAAATTTATCAACGGTGTAAATTTATTGTCTCCATAAATTTATCGACGGTGTAAATTTATTGTCTCCATAAATTTATCAACGGTGTAAATTTATTGTCTCCATAAATTTATCAACGGTGTAAATTTATTGTCTCCATAAATTTATCCAACTTAATGCAAAATATTCTTCAAAATTATTTGGATGTTCTTCTTTTATATAATCATAATCATTATATAAGTATTTAAAATATTTGTCGGTTTTACATAAATATTTTATAACAATATGATTTGCAAATACTCGAGGTAAAAGTTTTGCTATATTTTCAATATCCGTTTTTATTATATAATCAAATAATTGATTATATAATTTCAAACTAACATCACAATCCATATATATTTGTGTTTTTACTTCTTTTGGAAATGATTCAATAATTTGTTTTATTTTATGTATATCATCTTGATTGTATTTTTCATTTATATGATTTGTAAATCGCTTCATTTT